GTCTGAGTTATCTTTAATCTTAAACTCATTGTCACTAAATTCTGTAGTAGAGTCACCAGCCTTGGCAATACGTATAGTTGTCGCTGATTCAGCAGTCCCAAGAATAGTTGTTGTTGTGCTAGAAGTTTCTGTAATAGTTCCTGTGTTTTCTGCGTATTGAGTAGCCCCTATTGTAAGACCTGTATGTCCTGTAGAAACACCTCCAAAGGTAGTATATGTAGCCGTAACACCCGTAGCATATGCTGATTCACATACCCCTACGAGGTTTGGATAGTTTGTTGCGTGATATTCATAGAGTTTACCGTCTGTGTGCAGAGAAACGGAATCTAGAGCTTCAATGTCTTCTCCTGCTTCTGCAGTATTTGTAGTAGTTCCTGCAGTAAATGTTGCACTTAGATCTTTAACTGGAACCACTTCACTAAAGTAAATCACTGCTTCATTTTTATGTGATTTATAATTACGTGAATATCCTGCCGTAGGAGGATTGTTAGTTTCTGAATTTAGAAGTCCGCGGTGAGTAGCAGTATATGAAACTTGTCGTGTTTTTCCTGCAACCACTGCTCCACCAGTAAGCCACATCGACTCAGATGCCCCGCTAATAGCAAGATTCCCTGATATAGAGACAAACATCTCAGTAATAAGAGTATCATTGCCTGAAGTGTTATCCACCTGCTTGTATGGACCATTTGCTCCGGATTCCCAAGTAACTGTTACTGTGGGATTAACCGTGGAATTATCTATAGTCCCTACTAATTTTAGTACTGACTGATCTGGAAAGTTAGCGATATCGAATGCTGCCATTATGAATCAAGGGTTAAATTATTAATACGACGAGTTGTTGGCTGTGTGTATAGCCCGAGGCCTCGCACCTCAAAACTTTCTGTCACTGTTGCTGTTAATTGTAACTCAAAACGGGTTCCAAAGATATTAACGAACTCGTTGTTTCTCTTGTCTTCTGTGGTAGGTGTACCGAACTTAATACCAGCACCACCCCACACCCCCAACCCAAATGACTGAGGATTACTTCCAAAGTTGTTAGTGGACAAAGTATAATCAATAGTCTTACTCCAGTCAGCGGTTAAATCCCCCAAAGAACTACGATCAGCAAACAATTCAAGAGTAACACTTGTATTTTCCCATACTCGAGTATTCAAGAACAACCGAACAGCCTTTAGGTATGTTTCTACACTCTCAATAGCTTGTGTTCTAAGAACAATATCAATCCCAGTTCCTGCATCAGTTACTTGTGACTCTTGGAATGCATCATACACACCCTGAGAGTTAAGGAAGTAAACATTATCCTTATCGTTTACCCATTGATCAGCGTATATATTAGTGAAAGTACTGAAGTTCTCTTCTTCTGTATTGAAAGCAACGACTACATCGTTATTACCTCCTGATACTGTCTTACCAGATATAAGAAGTATCTTACGTCCTTGATCGTACCCAAGACATGCAGCATCCCAAAAGAAGTCTTCCATCTGTCGACGGTTGTCAGCGAATCGTTTACTGCTTCCTGTTTCTACGTTTAATCGGTAAAGGTAACCATCCTCTGGTTTGAAGTAGATAGTATTATCCAAAGCGATAACAGCTTCAGGCCCTGTAATACCTACATTATCAAGTGAATGAACCAATGTAGAGATATCTGCAGGGAATGATGTAATACCATTCGCAGCAAAGTCAGGAATACGGTGGATCTCTATACGATTATCTCCAAAGGCTACCACTGATTTCCCTACTCCAATAAGAGCAGTGTACTTCATAATCTTACTGTTAGCTATACCACCACGATCAATAGTTGTAGAAGCTCCAGTATCAAATGTTGTAATCTCTCCTGCTTGTAATTGAGAGAAGTATAGAATCTCTTCTGGTGCATCATCGCTTACTCCCCAGAGTCGTGACTCATCAGAAGCAACCAATCGTGCATTTCCAGTAGGCAATCCAAGTGTTTCTTTGTTAGCCGTAGGTGTATCTGCTTCATATCCACTAATATCTGCTGAACCATTACAGAAATACATCCAACCATTAAGGTTTGTGAAGGAAGGCGTTCCTTGTCCTGTCAGTGTTCCTAGTCCGCTTATATCAGCCGCCGTACCCGCAGTACGATCAATTTTAACCAGCTTAGAACCTGTCGTATCTTCTTTAACAGCCATGAGACTATTTTCAGTTTGATATTCATAAATATGTGTACCATAGATATCACCATCCGAAAGTAACTCAGAATAACCACGACGAGAGGTCGCATCAGCACCCTTATGAATAACGTTTTGAGCATACGCATAACTAGAGAAATTACTTTTATCCGGAGCCAAAGCTGTCTTTTGCAACTTACTAAAGTCTCGTGACAGAGATGCTTTTTCTCTGACAACAGGTACTTGTTGACGTTTATAAGAAGCTAGTGCCATTAGATTATAAAGGTGGTTGCAGGTTTATCGAAGTATCGAGTTATCTCAGCTACAGCTTCAGACTCTGCCTCTGCTGCACGGTCAGGTTGGTATTGTCCATCATAGAAAGTCTTTCGTGTGTATTCTCTAAGAGCTTTCTCTAGGTCTTGATCCAATTCAAGTGTCTCATCAGAAAGAGTAGCCGTTAGAGCAACTCGTGATGTCTTTTTTAAATACTGTACATGAATAGTGGCTGAGTCTTTGTCAGGTGTTATATATAGTTTCCCATCACCAGAGATGTAGTATCCAGTCTTCCTGCTGTGAGGAAGTTCTCGGTTCATAATGTTCTTTGTCTTTACTGAATCTTTGTATACAACGAATCCTTCTTGATCTGAACCAATGTTCGTAAGAGTAGTGATATCGTAACCAGAAGAAGTAACTGTAAGTGCTCCTGACTCCAGTCGGTATCGTGAAGGGTAGTATCGTCGTTCTAGCCGCTGAACAATAGAATAAAAATCATTTACGGCGTCAATGACGTCGCTGTCAGAAATGTTTGAGTCCTGACGCGTCCGAATGAAATGCGTCTTTACGTCCTCAAGTGTAAGCGAACTGTTGTTGAATGACATGTTTTATAGGCTAACCACTACCTCCGAAGAGGCAGTAGGTCAGCTTACAATTAAGCTGGTAGTTGGATTTCGCTAGTAACAATACGTTTATCGTTATCACCAAGAACTCCTCCTTGGTAAGCACTTTCATATTGTACGAGGTCATAGAAACCACCGTTAGAAGTAGCTGGGTTGACTTTGAATTTAGTCATTTGGTCTACGAAGTTAACCGCTTCTCGGTCAATTCCGAAGAGAACCAATCCTGGAGTACCCCATGTGTCAGTTCCATCAGTGAATGTTTCAGCAACTGTTCCTTCGTTGTTCAACGTAAGAGCAGCAACATCTGATGAGAATGCACCAAGGTTAGCTTCAGCACGATTCAAGAGACCACGCTGTGCAGCTGTGAACTCAAAGTAGTCAGTACCGTCTCCAGTACCTGTACCGTTAATCATCGCAACCAAGTTAGCTTGGGTAGCGGCAACATTAGCTCCAAGATCACATTCACCAGCAGCAGAAGCTGTAGCTTTAAATGTAATAACAACGTCTGTAGACGTTCCATCAATATCAGTAACACCGATAGTAATAGTGTCGTCAGCAGTAGGCTGTGTGGCCATTTCAAGATCTACCTTGTATGGAAGGTTGTTAGTTTCGTAGATTGTGAAACCAGCAAGTTCTCCCATGAGACCGTTCATAGTAGCGATAGCTGATCCCTTACGAGCAACAAGTCCTTCAACGAATCCGTCGAAGAGTCCTGATTGTCGGATGAAAGAAGCTGTTTCTGGGTTAACAAACAAAGCAGCGTTCCCGAAAGAGTTTTGCTGTGAGAGTTTTTGACGCATAGCTTCAACAGCAGCGTAAACAGTACTTGCTGTGAGGTCAGCTGGTGCTCCAGCGTTAATAGCGTTTGAAGAGTTAACGTTTTGAACTGCAGTAATACCAACGTGTCGCTCGTGTGTTTGAGCTAGTGCGTAAGCAAAACGGTCTGCGATCTGAGATCGAAGAGCCAAGTTAGAACGTACTTCTTCAATGTTTTTAACTTTACGAGAATCTTGAGCAACTTGTGCAACCTGAAGGTTTTCAGAAGTAATAGCCCAGTCAGTAGTCGTAATGTCATCACCTGCTGTTCCACCCAATGTAGGTACAAGATCAGGGAAAGTTTGAACAGTAACAGTATCTCCCTGTTCTCGGAGATCACCTTGGTATTTTGTGTTTGCCCAAGCTGAAATTACTCGGTTTTTATCGAGTTTACGGATCACTTCTTTTTGAAGTAGATCTTTTACAACAATAGTATTTGCCATAATAGTAAGAGGTTAAATAAATATTTACTCTTACTACCCGTGTTTATTGGGAGATGCGAGCCTTACCTGCTTCGATCCTATCCATCACTAAGTTGTAATCATCTTGTGTTAGCTTCTGTAGTTCAGACTGTGTGTACACGGTCTTATCAGGAGAAGCTGTAGAGGATGCGGGCAATGTAGCTTTCGCACGTCCTTCAGCTCGCTGTTCAGTATCTTTGACTTTAGCATCAGCTTGGTAGCTAGCCAGCGTGATCTTGAGAGCCTTTTCAGTAGCCTTCTCAATAGAGAGTCCTGCATCTACTAGATCGGACTGCTCTGCTTTGAATTCTGCTTTGTACTGAGCATTGAACGTTGCAGCATCAACACCTTTAGCTTTAAGGGTGTCATGAAACATGGATTCAATACGAGCTTGTTCTGTTTGTTTTCGAGTATTCTCAAGGTATTCAGCGTTGTCTTTGACATTGCCAAGTACTGACTTGAGTTCCTCAACCTCTTTCGTTAGATGTTCGATGCGATCTTCTCCTTTAGCTTCTTGCTCCTGTTGGAGTTTGAATTCTTTACGAGAAAGACCACCACGTTCTTCTTTCGTGGAGGGGACAGACAGAATATCGTTCATATCGACAGTTTCTGCTGTGTCTGCGGTATCATTGGAGGGGGTAGTCACCTCTGTATCAACGGGGGTTTGCACCGTAGTTGATTCCAACGAATCCGCATCGGGAGTAATGGCTTGTTTTTCGGTAGCCTCACCGGTGGATTCTTCAGACATATGTAGGTAGTTAATAAAGAGCTACCTAATTATATCACACAAAGATTTAAAATGAAAACTATTACAATGCTGTAACTGTTCCCCCTGTCTTTTTTGCGAACTGTCCTGCCAAGGATTCAAACTTATCTCCGTGAACTTCTTTTGTGTAAGTGCGAACTACTTTACCAGAAACAACTACGTCAGCCTTTGTAGTTTTCTTTACTGCTTTCTTTGCTGCCTTAGGTTTTGCTTCCGCTGTTTCTACTTCTTCTGCCGGTACTGATTTCTTTTTAGGAGCCATGATGTTTGTATTAAACAACTTTATTATACCCTTTTCTCCTTCAATAGCAAAGCCTTAATCTCCTTGATAGTCTTCATAAGGTCAGAAGTGAATAATGCGTACTCCTTTGACTCTCCAGTAGTCTTCTCATCTAGAAGTCCCTGCATGATAAGAATATCAAACAAGTCCCATACCTCTGGAATCTCTAACATCTTACATATACGATGACACTTCTGTTTTCCAAAAGCTAAGTATATCTGCTGTGCTTGAGACTGTCCTCTCGTCTTAGTAACTGTTTCGTTATGTGCCACCTCCCTTGCTCGGAAGATGTTCTTGTAATCGTAAGCTTTTCCTATATCCATTTTAAGCAGATAATCCTGACTCAGCGAGGAAGCTTTGTGGAGCTAGCTCTGCTGCAACGTCTTGATTCTGTTCTGTAGCCTGTGGCTGTTGGGGAATATCTTGTGGAGCTTGAACTTGTGTTCTTGTCTCAATAAGACTGTTAGCCATCTTTAGCAACTCAGCACGAGAAACAACGTTGTTTAGCTCTCGTAGACTAATCTTTTCAAACAATAAGTCAAGGAATGGGGTCGCCTGCTCCATGGTGGAGAAAGGAATAGTATTAAACAACTGACCCAACTCTGCAATAATCTCTGTAATAGCTGTAGCCTTATCTGCTGTAGATGCAGGAATACGTAGATCAACCTCTGTCTCAAAGGAACCTGTCCACTCTTTAAGGGTGATCATCGCCTCAGAAACCTTAAGCTCAATAGTGTCTTCGTCTTCTTCGCTTACCACGATCTCCATGGGTCGTTGGTCTGAGTTCTTCCAGTAACGAGCAGCAAGAGATGTGATATATTCTGCTAATCGGTTGAACGCTGTCTTATTGATAGTATACAAACCAGCAATAGCTTTGATCTCTGATTTAGTCTTCCCTACAAACTCAGTAGCTGTTTGTTCTTGTTCTTCAAGTGCTTGGAAGTTTACATCGTATCGCATAGCAAGATCACGGAATACAACAGTTCGTGCTGCCTCAAACTCTTGGAAGATTCCCTGTGGAGCCACGGTCTGCATACGAACATTCTCTTCTCCCACTGCAATAGTAGGATTAACTCCTAGGTCTTGTAACTCAGAAGCAAGTTTCATTTCTTCTACCGTTCTTTCTTCGGTTGCTCCAAGTAACATAACTATAGGATTTACTGCACGTGAAAAAGCAGGCAAAGAAGCGTTTAGTATCTTTCTATAAGCTTCACCAGCGTCTTTCATCATCCCAATCATAGATACAGAATATAGCCCTCTTTTTACGCTTGAGAAGTGAAAATCAATAAATGGCAGGAAAGGTACTTCCTTACCGTTCTTCATCTTTCTCCAGAAAGGGTAATCCTTCCCTTCGTGCTTTTCTACTATAGTACTAGACCCACCAGCATAAATAGCCATGATAGGTTTCTTTGAGTTCTGAATACTGTAAGAATAATGAATCGTTACCTTATCATCGTCTTGAATTATTGCATCGTCTGTAGCTTGTTTAACATCTCTGAAGTCTTCAGAAGTAGCAGGTGCTCCTACCGTAAGCTTTCCTTTTAGCTCTGGATACATATCAATAGCATCAGAGTAAGTCATAGTGATCTCACGTATGATTGTTTTAATCGTTCGTCCTTTCTTTTCTGAGTCCGCAGCAATAGTGGATTTAGAAGCATCAAAGTAAACCTCAGCTAACTGACATCGTTCTACAGGAATAAGATCACCGTCTTCGTTATATCCCAATTGTACAATGGCTGTACCCTCAGCCTTAAATGACTGAAGCACGTCATACCAAACTTCATCAACACCAGCATCACTGAACAATACATCCTTAGCTGCATCAACTATATTTAGCTCAACAGTAGCTGCTCCTTCTTTAACTGGTTTGATCTTTGGTATCTGTGAAGCCTGAACATCATACATACGCATCAACTTGAAATACATAGATGGCTTCATCTGTGGTCGATCAGCGCTTGGTAGACGAGCAGTAAGGTCTTCAAGTATACCGTTATCCTCTTCTATCTCCTCGATCTTATCGAGCCTGTCCTTCTGTATTCTGTACTTCTCAAATAGCTGCAAGAAACTACTAACAACCTCATCATGAGTATCGTCTTGAATGTTATTATTCTCCGGTAACGGCGTAATGATATTCTCCATCAATAGCCATTATACCATTCTAGATACACTAAAACAAAGGAACACACCCTTTTTAAACTTTTACCCCTGAATTTATCAAAGATGCCTTGAAATTTGAAATTTGACGCTTCTTTTCTGACAAACTAAGCGGACTTCTCTTAGCCTTGAGTGTTTCCATACATACATACCGAGTAGCATCTAATAGATGGTTGTAAGCATCAACTGGCTTATTGAGCGTCTTACCGTCCTTGTCTTCTATCCATTTATAGTGTTTAAGCTCTTTAATGAGATTGTATGAAGGCTCTATGACGTTGAAGTTGAACTGTTTGATAAGATTGATACCGTAGTTGATACTATCCCTTCCCTTCTTTGCAGGTTTAGCATTGAATCCATGGTTACACAGTTCTTGTATAGATTTAGGCTCAGCAGAATCACAGTAGATAGGATCAGACTTATCAACCCCTAACGCCCTTAGTCTTGCAGCGATATCATCATTTGTTAATCCCTTCTCGAAGAGTAGTTCTTCTACATAGATATCATCATCTTCCTTTGTAAGGCTCACAATTGCCGTAGGATCGTTTGAATATCCAAAGTCGAGTCCATACCCCAAAAACTTTCCTTTAAGCGGTGAGGCTAAAGCAGTGAAGTAATTTTCATATACAAGACCTTGTATCTTACCGTACTCCCCTTGTCCGTATATTTTCCAGTACATAGGGTCTGTCTTCTCTAGGAGTTCTATCTCGTTGACCATAATCTCAGGAAGGAAGGGGTTGTCCTTGTATGTAGACACGATGACTTCCACGTCTTGTTCATCTTTTGCTCTCTTCTGTTCTAGTTCTGTATTGATCCATACTTCTTCATCATCAGGGTTGAAGTCTAGGAAGATAAGCCCGCTGGTACGCATTAAGAGCTGAAAGAACTCTTGTTTGTAGTTAAGCTCATTAGCCTCATTACAGTAGAGATGTAAACGTTTAGATCCACGTAGCTTCTGTTGATCATCAGCACCAATAAACTCTACCATTCTGTACTTACCCTTAGTTGTCTCAAACTTATATTGTCTGAGTGTCTTGTTATGTTCTACAAGTCCATACAGTTCGTTCTCATGAAGTACTTCTTCAAAATCACGCATAACAGTAGCTTCAATAGTACTCTTGTTCTTACGTACTACATGTATTACTCCTTCGTCTACCATTTCATCTGATTCACGTATCTTACCGTTAATAAGCCATATGGCTAATATCTGACACATGGAATAGGTTTTACCAGAACGAGTACCACCACGGTTAATAACTATACGCTTAGTGGATTCCCAGTTCTTTTGAAAGATGGGTGTTGATTTCATTCAGGTTTAATAATCTCTACGGGAATAGAAGTAATCTTATCTCCTTTGCTTGTTATATCTGATTCTGTTCTAGCAAGCTTAGGTTTAAAGTACTCTAAGATATCTTTAAAAGCAGAAACGTATTCCTTTCCTTCTAGTTGTCCTATCTCAAGTAAGAACTTCTCAGAACCATGTGTTAAGAGGTAAGCTCCTATGCTGTCCCACTCCCTAGCTTTCTGACTTCGAGCCTTCCCACCCTTTGAGGCGTTACTCTTTGTTTTGGGATCATCTTGTTTAAAAACCATGGCTTAAGCATTGACTGTTATATTATATTATTGTTTGTTCTTTAGGTCAAATTGTCTGTAAGGTGTATACGGTTCCAACCGTCTATAAGCATCATTATTTCTTCTTTGGATATGTTCTTATCATCGTTAGCACAGAGGAGTTCGTAGAGGATAGATTGGAAGTCATCGAGTAGTTCACGTTTAAGTATTTCTTCGTCTGATTTAGAGAGGGAGAAAGTTCTCTTGGGTTCTATGTGTTCTACTTCTTCCATTTAGGTTTATTGTTTAGACTTTCTACATCTCTTCTTACATTTTCTTGCAGCGCTTTCTAATGATTCAAAGAGTTCTGCCATATGTTGAGGGCTTAGTTCTTTATAGAACTTAGTATCTATCTTTACACCTCCTGTAGTGCCTATTAGGTCTATAGTGAGGAGTCTTTCTTCTTTAAGGTTTATAGTAGCGATGTTTGTCATAGTAATCCTTTAGAGTTAAAGAATATTTCAGCAGCTTCCTTTATAAACTCTTCAAACTCAGGGCTGTGTTTCTGGGGAAGGGTAAAGGTGTATCTAAGATTAACCAGTTCGTTACTGTTTCTTTCTACAACATTCTTACTCACAGTTTCTATGAGTTTAGCTGCTTCGAGTTGGTCTTTAGATTTATTATTCATCTTCTTTTTCAAACTCATAAGGTTCTAGTTCTCCATTATCTGCTTGTTCTAGAGATATTTTAATGTCTTCTATGAAACCATCTGGTAAATCATTCATTTTATATAAATCTATAATTTTTAATAACCTCCTTAAGTTCGTCAGATGGAGTTGTCTCTGATAAATACACATCCTTCCCTCTAAGGGTTCCTAAAAAAACTTCATTACCTTCCTGTTTTGCAGATTCCTTGATGTCTTTCTCACTCATCTTTGTCCTGGTCGGTAATAAGGATTTATCATAGACTCAATCTTGATTTCCAGGTTCTCCTTTTTCTTCTTAAGAAATTCAAGAGCAATCGGACGCAAAAACTCATCTACATCAACTTGAGACGTTCCAAATCCAAAGGAATGAGAACGTATTCCCTCAATCATTCTCTCCACGTATTCAAGGTCCCTAACTAAGCATGATACTGATCTAGCGTTCTCGATTATTTTGTTTTGTTTTTTCATCTTTTGTTGGGTCGGTAATAAGGATTGTAATGACCGAAGGTTCTACGTACAGGTCTTCGGTATTGAGAACGTACTGCCTTGCTTAAACGCTCAGTCTTTTGTGTTCTTGGTTTGTATGTAGTTCTACGAATAGATCTGCTGATACGTAGACGTGGCTTAGAAAGGATTTGAGACCTTCTGCTTCGTGTAGAACGTAGTCGTGCCTTCTTTCGTTGTAAACACTTGTTACGCCAATTGCGTACAGAACGTGAACGTGAGTACATACCATTGTTCTCGCAGTGACTAATAACAGTCATCTTGGCTAGTCTTGATTCTCTTTGTACACCCTTTAGGGCTACTGCATGAGTATCTAGAGCATAGAATAGAAAGTAAGCAGCAACAATTACTGCAAATGCCGATAGCCGATAGAGTTGTTTGGTCATAGTGTTTGGTATACATCGCCAACGGTATACCAGCGCTGTGAATTTCGCTTGCTACTTGGCCCTAGCAAGCCCTTGCGAGGGGTTTTCTTGGGCTGTTTTCTAACCCTCTTTTTGATCAACCTAAAGGGAGGTTATGAAAGGCTTCTTAAACCTTGATCGGTGTTGTTCTGTGGTTACACAGAGACCGGACCGCAAATGATGGATGAAGTTGAACTCACTTCTAAGAAAAAACGCGTACTTTTCAGGTAAACCTGTAGGTAACATATGAAACTTTAAAACAAAAACGAATGTTGGCAGGCCTAAAATATACAAAAAGGCCAATGAAATTATTTACCACTTGCGGTCTGTTCACTATGTAAACTTTAAAGAACAACAATCTGACTATAGCAATTCACCTATCAAAGTCAAGAAAATGATGAACAAAAACCCCGGGAAAGAGCGACTTCCTCCGGGGTGGTCTTACCTGTCATGCACAACAAGTAAGAGGTATAAACATATTATACACAGATCTAGTGAAAAACATACCCCCTGGGAATAATTCCTCCTTCGCTGTAAACATATCCAACAAGCTCTATTGGAGAACATCGCGAAGAATTTATCATCAACTGAACCCCGCACTTGTCACAAGTAAGCCAGTATCTATAGCAGTAATCCTGCTTCAATTGCCTCTTTTTAACTCTTTTGTGTGTTCTAAGATTTAAGACCCCCTTCTCACACTGAGGACATGATTCTCCGGAATTGTGTACTTCCCATTTGGACATCATAATTCAGATAAAGGCGTTCTCGGCATTCCCTCGCAACTCTCTGCCAACTTTATAAACTCATCCTCCTTTCCAAGGTTCCAGATATTTTTACAAAGCCCTATTGCGAACTTAGGTGAGAAGTTTACTACATACGGGTATTTAATCTCCGCCCCGATAACTATCTTCTTCCACTGCTCTTTTGTGGGTGGATCTAAGTCATAACGTG